AGAAAAGACCGTAACTAAGAAGACGCGTAAGTACGTAGTTCCAAACATCACACCTTTCGCCGCGATTAAGTTCTTGACTAAGTATGCGGTGTCCGACGAAGATAAGAAGAACTACACGTATATGTTCTACGAAGTCTTAAACGGCGTCAAGAAAAGCAACGTCGTTACCGACTATAGGGAGTCGAACACTAAAACAGTTAAGCCTAACTTTATGTTCAAGGCTCTGCAGAAGCAAACTTACCTTGGCGCGGTCGACGAAGCGGCTAGGAAAGCGGCGGCCGACAACCCGTACTTCTTCGTCTCAAACATCGAAGCGCTAAGAGGCAACAGACAGGCGATGGAGACTCTAGCCAACAGGGGCTACACTGAGTCGAGATCTATTTCTGGCATGAAGTTGAATAAGCGGTATGCCACGCTTGAGAAGATCATAGGCGGCTACTTTGAGAATGAGTTCATCGAAGTAAACATGCACCAGAAAGATCACAAGGTGACTAAGTTCACGGTCGATCAGTTAGAGAACACGCTCTATCCATCGAAGCTCAACACCGATAAGTACATCAAAGACGTCAAAGAACAGAATGAAGACACTGAGACTTCGGCTAGGATGAGGTACATAGTCAACAACTACGATGATTTAACTCAACCTGCGTTGAGGGATAAGTTCGGTCCATCCGCCGCAGACTACTTGGCGTACAACAGCATCGACATAAGCATCGGCATACCTACGAACTTAGACGTCAGGCCGGGAGACTTGATATACATTCACGTTCCCGAGTTTCACGGCTTCAACCAAGTCACCGACGACGCTTATTTGACGGGATTCTTTGTCGTGTCTGAAGTAAAGAACGTCGTTAGGACGTCAGGTGAAACCTCAACGCTGCTGCGCGTCAACAAAGACTCGCTGCTGAACGGTATATTCGAGCAGTCAAGCTTCAACTTAGGTTCAGGCGCTGAGAACATGAGGTTGATAAAAGAGTGATGAGGGAAGACTTCTACGGCGATAAGTTCAAGTGGTTCGTCGGTGTCGTGAAAGACACGGCCGGTGACAAGAATCGCGTGCGCGTTCGCATCTTTGGCGTTCATAGGACCGACGACGTCACCGACGTATCCGACGGCGATCTTCCTTTGGCTGTTGTTTTGTATCCAACGACGGGCGGCCACACGTCCGGCGGCAACCTTTCGCACGGCTTGGTCAACGGAACATGGGTCTTTGGATTCTTTGCAGATGGCGACGACTGTCAGCAACCCGTTATCGTAGGTGTTATGAATGGCGGTGTTGGAAGCTCATCCGACTACCAGTCATCTTCGAGGACTGAAGCCGGTGCTTTGGGAGAAGCCGCATCTGCAGTCAACTCACCTCACTTGACTAACGTTCAAGGCAACAACAACGCCGAGAAGACGTACAACATGGTCTATGAGCTTATTGAGCGCAGCGGCCAGTCGGGCGGCAACATCCATGCGCAGGTCAGCGGGATCATGGGAAACCTTCTTGCAGAAAGTGGTTGCAACCCAACTTCGAATAATCCCAACGACGTTGGTGCTAGGTCTTTTGGTATCTGTCAGTGGCGCGCCGGAAAGTATGACAGGCTTACTCCTCTGCTTAGGAAGTACGGAAACAATCCAACGCTTGAGCAGCAGGTGTCTTATATGTGGGATGAGTTTATGACCACTGAACAGAAAGCTTTCAAGCGCATCATGGCATCGAGCAACTACTACGACGCGACCATCGCCATGTGCTTTTTTGAGAGACCTAGGTGCTTTAAAGGCAGCTACATAGATACAAACGACTCAACTTTTACTCCGCGACTTAAGTACGCCTCACAGATATACAATTCATATAAGTACTCTCCACGAACAGTTGGGAGGGGAGACAGGTGATAGTAGGACCAAATAAAGTCTCGCAGTCGAACGAGCTTACATTTTCAACGACTAATACTTTACGCAACGAATCGGTAGACGTTGGATCTATAGACGCCAACTATGTAATCTCGATAGATGGAGTTATAAATGAGAATAAGTCTAATGCCGGAGCGTCAGCTACGATCGTCTTAATCGGAGGCAATGATACTTTCGTTGCTGAGAAGCAACCTAGAGAACCTATGTTTTATATGACGGTAAGACAAAAGCTTACGATCTACGCGATCCTTAAATCTTTGGCCGCGCGCACCGACGCGGGAATTGTGAGCAGCGACGTTCCAATACTAGATACAATAGTAAAAGCAACCTATACCAACTTCCGCGGTTAATCATGGCACTTGAAGACGGATTCAACGACTTAAAAGCAAACACAAAAGGCTCAACTAATCGTGAAAGCGATGGGCTTGCAGTCGGCTACAACGTCAACACATTGAACGCGACACCATACAAGACATATGAGGTGTCGGTCAAGAAGGGCGGCAAGGCGTCGGACACGACACAGGTGTTCAGCGGCCCCGGAACAGGCACCGCGACAAGCGTTGGACAACCTGAAGATTCTAAAGGATTCGTTACCGATAGCGGAAATAAGATCGCGATTCACGGCACACCGGGATCCGAGTCGATAGAGATCATACATCACTCCGGCGCATCTATAATGATCGATGTCGATGGATCAATCTTTCTTATGCCGACGTCGAAGAAGGGTTTTGGTATGCACGCTGAGAGGGGCGACGGTGTCGTCTCGGCGCAGGGAAGACTGATACTCAAGGGTCACAGCGACATAGTGCTTGAGACGGAGGGCAGTGTAGCTTTCAACGTCGGACAGAACATGTTCTTGAACGTGCAGGGTGACATGAACGTCGACGTAGGAGGCTCTTACTCAGAATCTATCGACGGCTCAAGAAGCTCTGAAGTAGTCATGAACAGCGCGATGACCGTCGGCGGCGCGTATCGCGAGACGATCGTAGACGGAAAACGTACGCAGATCTCTAAGGGTGACATGAGGTACGACGTCGGCGGTGGATCTTACGACGTTCGCTCCGAACAGGACATTAGGATTCACGCACAGAAGACCATCGACATCAACAGCAAAGAAGACTCGACCTATGAGGTGTCCGGCGGTAAGCTTACTCTGATGGCCAGCGACGACACGATCATAGCTTCAAAGGCAAATATGTACGTCACTGCCGACGACAACGTTGCTCTCGATGCAGGCGGAGTAATCGCTGAGAAGTCAGCGGTAGGTCACATAGTATCTACCAAAGACACATTGTTCATCGACGCTACTAACCTCGTTGACATCAGGTCAACCACTACAAAACTCAGCGCCACCGGTGAATTAAACACAGTAAGCGCGTGTACGAATATGAGTTCAACCAGCACTATAAACGTAAACGCTTCAGGTGCTATCGACATACGTGGATCCACAATCGACTTGAACAAAGCGGCTGCTTCTGCTCAGGCCGTTAGATCAGTTGAGACTACGGACAACAGGGCTACGCCTGCGTTGACTGAGCCAAATGCAGTTGAGTATCCGGACTCGAATACAGTCATAAAGAATATGACGAGTCTTATCGACGCGCCTGAGCTTCCAAAGAACGCTAAGAAGATGTCCGACAATGAGATGTCGTTGTACGAGAACGAGGGCGATACTCCTAACCCAGCGGCGAAAGCGATGGCGTCAATGAATCCCGCCGGCGGTTCACCGTACTCCAAAGGCACGGAGCTAGGTGCGATAGGCGATAGTGGAAACATTGGTTACGATGGATCCAACAATAAAACTAAAGCTGAAGAGTCAACTATACCCTGCCCAACCTCTTGCACGAACACATCTACAAAACTGTCGCGCAACCTTAGCGTCGGCGGGTTTCCAGGACTCGGTCAACTTCCTACGAATCAAATGGGATACTCTCAGAAAGAGATCCTTGAAAACGTTCGTCACTTGGCATACAACATTATCGATCCAGTTCTTACAAAGTTTGGTAGTTCAGTCACACTGCTTCACGGCATAAGGTTAGGACAGGGAGGATCGCGACACTACGTTGGAAAAGCGATCGACATTCGCGCTTCTTCGAGGGATCACGCTGAGACTGCAATGATAGCGAAGTGGATAGTTGAGAACTTACCATACGACAGGTGCTTCCTTGAGGCGAACAGGCAGGGAACGATTCATATACACGTTGAAGCTGCACCGGTTGGATCGAGTGGTTCGAGAACAGTTTGGACTTGCGCAGATCCTCAGTGTAGGTCTGCAACTGCCGGACTACAACTTTCGTTCGCCCAGCAAGGGTTAAAGAAGATGGGATTCAATCCTTATGCCTAATGCAAGTCTAGAAGCGCTTATATTTGATAACACGTCGACGGGTAGTAGAAATCCTCGCGTCGACGCCGCATCTATCGAGACGTCGCCTACTGTAACACAGGCAGGATCATCTGCTAACAACTATGTTCCTACTCAGGCGCCGACCGCTCAGCCTTACTACAACGACGATGGTTCCGTGAATGGCATGGCGTCCGAGGGAAGCGAAGCTATCAACAAAGACACCACAGCATTGAAGCAGAAAGGTGATCTTCACGAAGAGGGTGAGTCATCAAATCCTGACTTAAAGAACTCAACACAGGCCTTTAAGAACGCGGTAGGAAGCGCGGCCGGCTTCTTAGGTGCAGCGGCGATCATCAAGTCCTTGGCACCAAATAACAACCCACGTCATCCGGTCGATAACTACTACCTGACAAACTTCGAGAAGTCTTTGCTTGAAAAAAGAGCTAGAGACTTTGCCGCGCCGGGTGTAGTACCCTACGATGTAATCGAGCAGTTTCTATACATACTCGTCACAATCAACGATTATCAAGATCTTTCATACATCGCCGGTGTTACAGGCGTGACTGAGCTCGACGATAGAAATTTAGTCAGGAATCCTTCAGGCATACTTAATCTCAAAGAGCTCTACAGAGTAGGATACCTAGCTAACGGTTTGGCCAGCATTAACAAACAGTTCAGCACGAGCTATCACAACGCTTCATATGCAGCCGACAGCAGGAACTCAATCATGGGTCCTCTTCTCGGCGTTGCTTCTTTCTCAAACTCTCCGCTCGGAGCGCTCTCGAACGTATACGGTGTGCAGCAGGCTGTTGCTTCCATTGGATTGACCGGCGACGCCGCGACTGCGGCTGCTTTAGCATTGACAAACGCAGGAACAATCTCACAGTTTCCCGGCGTTAATATAGTCGCAGACGTGGTCGGCGACATAGTATCTCAGATCGGATCCATAACTGGAATCACAGACTTGTTTGGATTCGGCGGAGGCTTTGGTGGAACCTCGGGACAACTCGCGCAGCTCGGCAGCGTGTCAAGCCAACTCACGAGCGTCGCTTCACAGACTTTAAACGCGAGCACAATCGTGGCAAAGCACGGCGTAGACTCTATGGCTCCGGTCGCCGGTGAGCTTATGACGATGGGTAAGCAGATGAGAAACGCTGCTTTTCACTCGGCTCAACTGTCGCAGGTAAGCACCGTTGCATCGACTTCGTTGAAGTCGCGCGACGTAACGCAGCAGCTCGATCAGTTTAAAAGTATGATGACTGGCATATCGACGAACGCCCTTGGTATAGCCTCAATGCTTGCAAGCATCACAGGTCCTGGAAACATAGCCTCATCTGCAACGATGTTAAATCGCGTCGGTGGATTCGCTGTCGCAGGCGCTATAACGCAGCAGGTGCTTGGTCAACGCGTCAAGTCGTCGGTCGCTTGCAGGAATCCTATGATGCAAACTCCATCGTACGCGGGAAGAGCTTTCTTTGGAGAAAGCAACGGCGTTCAGATAGCATCGGAGGAGATGTTCTGCAGGAGGATTGCAGCGTACCCATCAAACCAAGCTGGATCCGGACTGATGGGATTTATGATGCAGAACTTTGGGTCATACGGCGGGGGCTCGTTGAGCATCACGTCTCTCACTTCATTGGTTACTTTAGGCGTTTTGACACCTCCTACCGGCGGCGCTCTCGGCGGAATGATCTCAACTTTATCGGGCAACATAGCTTCAATCATGGGTGGCACGTCGAACTCCATAGTCGACCCAAGGCGAAGCGACAATGCGATTCCATATATGATCGCCGCTTCATCGGCGATGGTTGGAGACACCAAGTGTCCGTTCCAAACGGGCGTCTTCACTTCGGGTTGGCAGGTGGCTTCGTCGGTCGCGAATGATTTACAGAAGCATTCACCTACCAGTCGTGCATATCTAGAAACTGTGCGAACATCCTTATAAATAAAACATGGCTATTCAGACCCAAAGAGCTGCCGCAAGGTACAAAGACTTCTACACTAACCTTGAGTCACATCCGGTTAGAAAAGACTTGTTTGTGCTTGAAGACGCAGACGCGGTTAAGACTTCTATAAAGAACCTTCTTTTTACCGACTACGGTGAGAGATTCTTTCAGCCCGACCTTGGTGCTGGGATAAAGAGGCTTTTGTTTGAGAACATAACGGCTGAGACTGAGTACGTACTTAAGAGGAAGATCGAAGTCTCGATTAGAAACTTTGAACCTAGGGTAAACCTTCTCGAGGTCTATGTCAATGGAGTTCCAGATGAGAACGGTTACGCGGTGACTATTCTTTTCTCTCTTGTGAACAACCCAGCCGTTCAAACCTACAACCTTCTGCTGACGAGAATTAGGTAATGGCAAACACGTTCATAAACACATCGGATCTCGATTTCTCGGCGATCAAGAGCTCGCTGAAGACTTACTTATCGGGACAGGCAAGGTTCTCCGACTACGACTTCGACGGATCAAATATGTCCGTGCTGCTCGACATCTTGGCGTATAACACCTACCTCAACAACTTCTACTTAAACATGGCCGGAAGCGAGATGTTTCTGGATACTGCGCAGCTTCGCGAGTCGATTGTGTCTCACGCGAAGGAATTGAACTACGTACCAAGGTCAAAGACTTCAGCCAAAGCCACGGTAAACATGACCATCGTCCCTACGGACTCACCGTCATACATCGTCATCCCTAAGTTCTATAAGATGACGACAACTATCGACAACACAACTTTTACTTTCTCAACCGACTCGGACCACATAGTATATCCGGGAGCGAATGGATACATCGCGTCGAACGTTGAGATCTACGAAGGATCGGTGGTGACTGAGTACTTCACCGCGTCGAACACCACATACTACAGGCTTCAGTCTGAGAACGTTGACACCAACTCAATAGACGTAACTGTGATCAACTCACAGTACGATAGTTCAAACTCTACTTGGCTTAAAGCTGACAACTTATATGGTCTCACTAGCAGCTCAAACGTTTACTTCGTTCAAGGTTACTCGGCCAATAGGTATGAGATAGCTTTTGGTGACGGAATAAACGGTCGAGCTTTGACCAATGGAAACATCGTCAAAGTAAAGTACAGGGATACGCTCGGTGAACTTGGCAACGGCGCTTATAGGTTCTCAAAAGGATCATCTATAAGTGGTTACTCAAACATTAACATTACAACAGTTACGACTGCGGCCGAGGGATCGGATCGCGAGTCAAACAATTCAATTAAGTTCAATGCAACTAGGTTCTTTACCACACAGCAGCGCGCAGTCACTTCTTTAGACTATGCCAACCTTACCAAAGCAAAATTTCCACAGCTTCAGTCGGTGATAGCTTTCGGCGGTGAAGACTTGACTCCTCCTCAATACGGTAGGGTCGGCATCGCCGTGAAGCCGTATGGATCGATAGGCAGCATATCGCAGAGCTTAAAGAACTCTATAGTAAGCTACTTAAACACAAAGAACGTCACGACTCAAGCGGTGATCATAGATCCTGAGTACTTCTACATTAAGATCGACACTTCTGTGAACTATAATACGTCGGCCACTAACATAAGCAGCGCACAGATCTCATCTCTTATTAGAAACGCCATCATTGGATACGCTAATACGAATCTTATAGACTTTGGTGACGATTTAAGATACTCTAAACTTATAAGCGCGATCGACGCGGCAGATGTTTCTATATTATCAAACGAAACTGAAGCAATGATAATAAAGCGTTGGAGTCCAACTGCAGGTGTTGATACCACTTTAAACTTTATGTTTGATAATCACCTTTATGCTGAGACTACTTTATACTCTCTTCCGCAAGGACACGAACACGCTTTTTATTCTACAAACTTTACTTACACACATACAGATGGCGACGACTATGAATCTTACATAGGCGACGATGGGCTTGGAGTTCTCAACGTTTACACCAATCAGTTGACCGCCAGCGGTGTAACGAGAACCATTCTCGGCGCGTCGGTTGGAACAGTAGATTATGCGACAGGTGAAGTCAACTTCACTACAAACGTAAAAGCTTATTCCGGCAGCTACATATCCTTGTATGGTAGGCTAAAGAATAAAGACATTTTCTCGGTTCAGAATAAGTTTCTTCTCATCGAGTCTTCTGACATCACGATTACATTGGTTCCAGTCATCGGTAACACTTGATGCTTCCAACAGTTGACCACATATCGAACTTAGTCGAGAACCAGTTTCCAAGCTTCTATAAAGAAGACGGGGCTAAGTTCATCGCGTTCGTAAAAGCTTACTACGAGTGGCTCGAGGAGAACGGAAAGTCGAATCAAGTTGGAAGAAACTTATTCTCACTTCGCGACATCGATGAGACTTCAACGCAATGGATCGATGAGTTTCGTAAGAAGTATCAGTACGTCCTTCCAAAATTTATTCCAGCCGATCCTAGGTTTCTACAGAAGCATATACTTGACTTATATCGTGCAAAGGGATCCGACGAAGGCATCAAGCTTTTCTTTAGGCTTCTCTTCAACGAAGACATCGACATCTATGTACCTTCGTTCGACATCCTTAAACCGTCTGACGGTAAGTGGATCGAGCGAAAGTACATCGAAGCGTCTTACAGCGACTACAGTCCACAGTTTGAAAACAAGTTCATAACTGGATCACAGTCGGGTGCGACTGCTTACGTTGAGTCTTACGTTAAGAACTACGACGACGGTAGGATACTTCACCTCTTTTTCTTAAGCGACATACGCGGAACGTTCTTGGTCGGCGAAAGGATAGCATACGCCGGACTCGACTACAACCTTGCTCCTAAGATTCAAGGATCGCCTACATCCATCACCGTTACGGGAACAACACCGAACAATGAGATCGGTGACTTTTTGATTCCATACGCGGCGAACGGAACTGGTAAAGGGCTTAAGGTTTTAACTTCAGCGGTTAGGCTCGCGGGTTCAGCCAACGGTACGATCGATTTTAAGATAGTCAATGGTGGCACAGGTTATACAAACAGCCCAACTATTAGCATTACCACTGGTTCAAATACATCCGGCACAAACGCTACGTTTACCGGCGTGATACTCAGCAACGTATCGACGTTTAACTACTCGATAAGCTACATAAACAACAGGATAACTAAAGCAAACACTCAGTCTTTCAACGCGAACACTTCGGTGGCCAACGCGACTGAGTACATTTCGTTTGCCAACAACACTTACGCCAATGGTGACTACGTACAATACTACACAGACACAGGAAACACCGCGCTTACCGGACTATCGAACGCCAGCTACTACTTTGTAGTAGGAGCAAATACCACGGCTCTGCAGCTTGCTACCGGAAACTCAACGACATACAATACAACACCTATCGACATTACTTCAGGAGCAACAGAGACGGGTCACTTCTTAGCCATAGTGCCAATCGTAAACTTGGCTTTAAACGCCGTTACATTTGGACCAACTCTAAACAACGCTTCTTTGAGCACCGTGTTAGACAGCGCTTTAACCAGTCAAACGATCTCGGTAGGAACTATATCCCAGCTTACTGGTATCAACCTTGGAACTGGATACGATGGCTACGTAAACATACAGGTGACTGAACCAAAGCTTTCTGGATACGGTATACCAGATGGAAACGGTGGGACCATCGGAAACAATGCCGTGATCACAGGCAACGTTGTCCTCGGCACAGGTCTAGTGCAAAACGTTGTTGTAAAGAACTCCGGCTACGGTTACCATACTCTGGCTGAAGACATCCTTCTCTACAACACCACGCAGTCAAACGTTACTCAGCTGACGCAGGGAACCATCAACCTTGGCGCCGTCGGTATAAGCGAAGGATTCTGGCAGGGAACACAGAGCTTCCTTGACAGCAATAAATACATCCAAGACAGTTACTTCTATCA